CGTTTTGAATGGTTAGCGCATCCTTGGTTTTGCCTTCATACGCAACGTTATAAGGTGGATCAGTTAACCACATATCGACCTTTCGGTCATTTGATAGCTTTTCCATATCCGTAATAGAACAGGAATCGCCACACATAAGCCTATGATTTCCAAGGATATATATATCGCCAGGCTTAGTTTTAGGCTCATCTGGTACGTCAGGTACAGCATCCTCGTCTGTTAGCCCTACAGTCGGTTCTATTGGGTTTAAAAGGGCATTTAGCTCGTCTTGGTCAAATCCTAATACTGATAGGTCATAATCCTCAGAATTAAGCTCTTGTAGCTCAATCATCAATAAATTGTTATCCCAATCGCTATTTAATGCCAATTTATTGTCGGCAATGATTAAGGCTTTCTTTTGGTTTTCGGATAAGTGTGCCAACTCAATAACTGGAACTTTAGCCATTCCAAGCTTACGAGCAGCCAAAAGCCTGCCATGACCAGCAATTAATCCATTTGTACCATCTACCAATATTGGGTTAGTCCAGCCAAATTCTTTAATACTTGCAGCGATTTGAGCCACTTGTTCGTCAGAGTGCTTTCGGCTGTTATTGATATAAGGTATTAGGGTATCGATTGCCCTTTGTTCTATTTTCACTCGTTTGCCATACTGTCACTATTAGCCTCTGCTTGGTCTACATCAGCTTGGACTTCAGGACTGTTTTTAAGGTTTGTATATTGGTCTTGCAGCTCTTGGGGTACTTCAGGCTGATAGATGATAGCGTTCATATCCGCTTCTACTTCTTCAATAGACTGCGGATAAGGATAGGGCAAATAGACGTTAGGTGCGGTCATTCTACTTCTACCGGAGTAACACCTACTGCTACTGGTTCTTCTGCTTGTTTAGCCTGTTCTGCTAATTGCTCATTGGCAATCTTTTTAATGCCATCAATTAATGGTGCTGAATAAGCATAAGGAATCTTCCCTAGTTCTGCTAGAAGTTCGTTGATTTGGGCAATAGTGAATGTTACGTTCATTTATAATTCTCCTTAAATAAATCATCATTTTGTGGGCCACGTTCTTTGTATTCAAAAATAGTGTCTAAATGTTTTTCAAGCCATCCCAATCTTGTATTGCATTGTTGGCATAAAACCCCTCTATAAGTTTTTGGAATTTTATGGTCAATGCACATTTTTTTGGCTTTTATGCCACATATTTCACAAGGCTGGCTTCTTAAATATCTTACTTCGTCTAATGACAAACCATATTTTTTCCTAGCATCATAAGCTAATTGAGTATGCTTTTTTGCTGCGCTTAAAGTGCCATTATTGGAAAATTTATGTTTTATTGTCATTTTTTCTTTGATTTTGCTTTTGTTGCTTCTTTTTTAACAGCGTAACTGATGGCAACAGCTTGTTTTACAGGTTTACCTTCTTTCACAGAAGTAGCAATATTTTTCTTAAATGCTGCTGGTTTAGCTGATTTTACTAATGGCATGGTTTTGCTCCTAGTTGTAGCCTTTTTAAGGGCTGGTTTGCGTTTAATACCTTCTTGAAATATTCTTTCTCGTTCAGCAAGTTTTTCATCTTCATTGCTAAATTTAGCCCATGAAGTAATGATTTCAGTAGCAGTCATGGATTTTGACTTCCAAGGCCAGCATTTTTTAAAGAATTTAAGCATTTTCAGTTTTCTCTTTAAGTCTTCTTAATTTTTGAGAAATTCGCATTTTTTCTATTGACTCAAGAGAAGCTTTTCTTCCAGTTAATGTTTTTGATATTTGCTTTTTTTGAACATCAGAAATTGGTCTTCCTACATTAATTCCCTTCATTCCTTCTGAAATTTTTTTTCTCACTTCAAAAGAAACTGTTTTTCCTTTATGGATTTTAGAAAACTTAAGTTTTGTTTGCTCTGAATGCTTTAGTCCGCTTACACCTTGACCGCCAGAAGTTAAATTAACTAAAAAGATATTGCGTTTTTTATAAACATCAATAGCCTCTCTTTCTGCAAGCAAAGCAAATTCTTCATCAATTTCATCAATTAATATATTTACGCTAAATCCGTTTGATTCTGAAATTATTTTATGCCATAAAACATTCCTATTGATTGTTGCAAATGCTCGTTTTCCATTGCCTTTTCCAATATAAAAAGGCATTTTTGTATCATTTCTAAGATGTTCGTATATGTAATAACTCATTCATTCACCCAGCAGACATCTGCCCATTGCATGATTAGATACTTTACCCCATCCTCATAATAGGGATGGTAACGCAAGTATTCTTCGCCTTTGTCATCGTTCATAGTTCCAAAGCGAACTCTAGCTCCTACTTGAACAGGCATATCTTCTCTGCGACCACCGGATAGTTTCTTGCCAGGGCCAACAGCTACGACAGTTCCCATGTTTTCTACTTCTTTGTTTTCAACAAAAATAACCGATGACAGCTCTCTAACATCAGGTTTAACTACAATTTTGTCTGCTAAAGGCTTGAGTTTCATGATTTTTTGGGCCTTCCTGGTTTCTTTTTTGGTTCAGAAATCAAAACAGGTTCAGTAATAGACCAAACCATTGCCTCTAAAGCTGCACTTTCAGCTATTTGCCATTCGCCACACCAATCTTCATTGGATTTATTAACAACAGAAGGGAATCTTTTACAGATCCCCATTCTTTCTCCTACCGAAAAAAATCGACAGGAATTACAGTTTTCACTATTCTTTACAACAGCCATTCTAGTTCTCCGATTACTAGGTTGGTTAGAAAGCCCTGTTAGTGCACGACTAGCAGGGTTTTCGCTTTTTTATTTCTTAGTTCTTTTTCTCATACTTATCTTCAGAAGCATAAGTAGTGCGCTTGTGGTCATAGCAGATACCAGCAGTACGACCAGTATTGAACTCTTTATCAGAGCCAATCGCATCTTCTTTGCCCATCGCTACACCACCACGATGAGATTTTTCCATGCGTTCACCAGACATATCTGCTTTGCCAGCACCTTTAGGAACTACTACACCTTTGGCTGGTATGCCTTTGGTGCTATTTGGATCAGTTGTTTTGCCCATTGCCATTTTCATTTTCCTTTTGCAAAAGAAGCTACAAATCGTAGCTCCATTAATTTTATGAGGTTCTTACTCTATGTCAAGCATTTTAATTAATCGTATAGCAGCATCAACTGAATCTATTCTGCTAATTGGGCCACCTCGCCAATTTTGCATAAATTTAACCTGAGATTCTGTATAGGGAGCTTTATTATCCCTTTTTATTTCACAAAGAACGCTGTGCTTTTTGTAGCCTATCAAAATATCAGGACAACCTTCTCCAACCCTAGAAAGATTAAGAACAGAAGCACCCAAAGCAATAAAAGTATGAATTATTTGCTTTTGGTTTTCATCAACTCTTTTCTTGTAATAAGTCATTTGTTTTTTCTAAAAGATCTTCTTCGCTATACGACCAATACCTAGCAAAAGCTTTTTTTCCCAGTTGATGTACCGCATTATCTCCAAGCCTATGATGATGAGCACAAAGTCCTATTGCTGGTGCTAGGCTACGTTTACCGCCAAATCGTCTTATATGGTGAATTTCAACTGGAGAATCGTCTATTTCCCTTACAGATAACTGCCGGCATAATATGCATCCTAGCCTGGCTAATTTTGAATAATGGTCTTTTTCGGCTTTTGTAGTCATTAAAACAATTCAGTTAAATCCACATATTTAAATAAATGCTTTGGAACATCATAATAAAGTTCATGCTTTGTATCATCTTTCATTTCCCAGTATGGAAAAGCTAAAGCAGTTAATCCTTTAATCCAGTAAGCATGAGTCATATCTTGATTTAAAGCAAAAAACAAAGTTTTTGGCACTTCTAACATATGTTTTTTACGAACTGGCACATGGATAGTATCAAAAGGGCAATACGGATTCCATTGCCTTACTTCTACTTCAGCAAATCCTATAGGATTATCCCCTTTGTGAATAATCAGGTCTGTTCCATAAATATCAGGATTATCTAAAGCTGTAAAGCCCCATTTCATAGAAATCCATTCAGCTACCGCAGCTCTAGCTGGTGGATCGTACTTATCGTGCAAATCTTGGTCAAATTTCTTTATTTTCACCAGCTATATCCTGTAATTTAAGGGCCATTTCCACCAAATCGGTAGCAATTTCATAAGCTCTTTGTTTATCTTGCTTAAGCATTGCATCGTAATAACCATCCAAAAGCTTTTTGGATACTAAAAAAGGTAAGCTAAAGTCTTTCATTTACATATTTCCCTGTCTGCGATTAGAAGATAAGGTGCGCCAAATATCAATAATCCGCATTTCATGATTGCGTTCATTGTCTATTTTTTTAAATTGCTTTAAAGCTTCAGTCCAAGCTTGTACCGCTTGTGCGTATTTATCGCTTGATAGAGCCTTTGCTTCTCTTTCTGCTACTGTGCCTTCAGCCAATAGAAAAGAATGGCTCTTAGCTTGTTTTAAGCCTTCCTCAAGGTATTTAACTTGACCAGCCCAGGCTGCATGAGATTCATCGGTAGAGGAAAGCTTAATTAATGCTTCTTCCACCCTGTTTTCAGTTAATTGTTCAAGATTCATAGCCATTGTCCTTTGATTGTTCCTCTGTTGCCTTTTCGCCATTGTTCTGCCAGATCGAGCTGAATTTTATGGAGTCTTGGCGCAAATGCTGGGTTAGATAGCAACTTGCGTATTTCTTTAAGTCCGTATTTGTGCCTGATGGATAGCAAATAGCGAACTTCGCATTGGTGTCGGTATTTTTCTTCATTCATCTAATCTTTTTCTGAGCAATTCAAAGGCTGTTGCTGCACAAAGTGGGACTTGTCCATTTCCAATAGCTTTAAGTCTGTCCAATCTAGAGGCCAACCCATGAGCCACTCTACCCACATTGGGTTCAACTGACCACCATTCTCTGTTGCCAATACCGCTTGCGTTAATCCATTTTGATGGTTTTCTCGTGTCTGACGATTTGCTTTGTGTTCCGAGCTTAATGGAGTAGGCCACATTTCTATTCTTTTCTTTAATGCTTTCCGACTGTTGCTCCCCCCATCTATTCCAGTTGTGCAAGGGGTATGAAAAAAAGTTTTGTTGTTTGGCACATATCCAAATTCGTTCTCGTTTGTGATTTGCCCCAACATCGGCTGCCGAAAGCACTCCCCACTCCGCATCGAACCCCATCTTGGCCAAATCTCTAAGGACTGTTCCAAGTCCTCTAGAAGTGAGCATTGGGGAATTTTCCACAAAAACGTATCTTGGTCTAACTTCGCCAATGATTCTCGCCATTTCTTTCCACATTCCACTTCTTTCGGCTTCGATGCCCCCCCCTTTTCCTGCTGCGCTGATGTCTTGACATGGAAACCCTCCAGATACGACATCAACAATTCCTCGCCAAGGCTTTCCTTTAAAGGTTTGCACATCATCCCAAATCGGAAAAGGCGAGAGAATTTTGTCATTTTGTCTGGCGCACAATACGCTTGCTGGATAGGCTTCCCATTCGACTGCACAGACTGTTCGCCATCCAAGCAAATGTCCCCCAAGTATTCCTCCACCAGCACCTGCGAAAAGAGCCAACTCATTCATGCCACCTTCCTTTTATCCCTAAAATCTAGAATAAATTTCCTCATTTCTTGGTAACTGTTGAACCTGGCTCTACTCGGATCTCCACCACATTCAATCCTATAAGCAGCTTCAATCTGAGCATCAGTACCTAAAGGCATTAGCTTTTCTTCAGGAGCTTGCTCAATTACCACCTCATCCAGCCAATGCTGACCTTTTAACCAGCGTTCAGGGTCTTTCCTAAACTTGTTATCAGGCTTGGCTTTTTTGTCTGCTTTAGCCTTTTCAACAATTTTTTGTAATAAATCGTCTTTGAAGGCTATTTTTGACCATGCCTTTAGTGAATTTGGTTTGCCTACTTTTTTATCATAAGCATCCCAAAATAAATCAAAGCCGATAGGCATAGGTTTTATATTAGAAGATGAAGATGAAGATGAAGATGAAGGGGTTATAATTTGTTTAACCTCTAAGTTAACCTTATGCTTAACCTTAAGATTAGGGTTTCCACCAAGCTTACCGCCCTCAGCCCTTTTGTTTCTAAGCACTTCATCCCTAATCATTCGCTTTGAATAAATAGAACCACCAGAATCAATTTCATAAACACCAGCATCATTTAATTCGTGCAAATAACCTTGAACTTCATCTAAGGTTAGACCAACCATTCTAGCAAGGTTTTGAGGAAGGATAACCTTATTGTTAACCTTTAAATAACCATAAGGAGAACCTTCGTGCATATAGCAAATCATATCAATCCATAATCCACGAGCTGCTACAGAGCAAGTCCTTAATGCTGTATCTCTTAGCCAATCGCTTGGATAAAACTGAAAAGATGGTCTTTTCATTTTGTTTTTCTTCCTTTGTGATGCGTATTAAATAATGGTCTTAATCTATAAATAAGGCGAACTTCACGCATAGCCCATTCACCTAATTTTTTAGTAGCCCTAAATTTGACTGTTATCACAGTTGAATTAGGAATATCTTGCCAAGGCGTATGTATATTTTTTGCATATCCATAACGAAAAGAATGACCTGAAAATCTATTTTTTAAATTATTGGTTGATCCGATATAAACCAAAGCATTATCAAAATAAACCGCATAAACACCTGGTATGTAAGGCATCTTTTCTTTGTTATTCATCAAATCGTAAGATTCCCAAACCATTTTTAACCCTTTGCGAAAATGTCAGGTCTTAGCATTTCTCTAGTAATTCGACCATTTGACAGCTCCTCAATTCTTCTAACGTGCTTAATTGGAATGTTTGTTCTAGATTTCCACTGATAAATTGCTGTTTCCCTTATGCCTAAAAGGATAGCCAGCTTGTAAAGCGTTCCAAATTCCGTCTTTAATTCAAGAAAAATATCCATAAAATCTCCTTTGTTGGGCTATATTACCACATATTACCACTCAAAATACTAGGGAAAGTCCTAATAAAATATTTTATTAAAAGTGTTGTTAAGTGGTTTTTTAGTGTATAGTGGAGTCTAGTTCAACAAGTGATGAAGGGAAGTAAAAATGAAAAATCAAGAAATTAAAATGTTAGGTTGCCCAGCAAAAATGTTGGAAAAACAATTTAAAAGCCAATACAACATCAATATGTATGTAGCTGGTTTGCTGTCTGATGCTCAAGAATTAACAAAAATGGGTAAAACAGAAGAAGCGAATCAACTTATCAATCAAGTTAAATACTATTTTTTTGAGTTTACAGATACAAGAAATGAGGTAACTGTATGAAAACAGCAATAATTGAATGGGTAGGAGTAATTCTTTTAGGTATTCTTTTTGGCGCAATGTTTGCCTTGGGAGTTTAATCATGGGAATGAATAGAGCTGATGCTTACTACGAACCTGATAATTACGATGATCGTTCTGATGAGATTGAGGAACGTACCTGGCAACTCTTAAAAGTTGGTGGCAAATTTGACTATAGAACTTCAGGGGCTATTTCTGAAGCTTTAAGTGAAATGGGAGTTGATGATTCCAAAGCCCTTCAAGATGCTATTGATTCAGGTGATTACGAGCAATTAGGTAGAAAACTAATCTCAATGGCTTGTGAATACATGGAAGGCCATGCCAAAGAAGTAGCTGAATTTGAAATTAACGACTAAGGAAAAGTGATGACTAAATTTTTAGAACTACGCAAAATCAATGTAAACGAGCATACTGAAAAGAAAGGTAAGTTTACTTATTTAAGTTGGTCTTGGGCCGTTGACCAGCTTCTCCAGCAAGATC